ATCAACCCTGTATTTATCGGCAACATCCCGGCCCATGAAGCGGGCCAGTTCGTCATAGGTCATGTTGACCGAGATGGTTTCGACTGCAGCTGTGATGAGGTTGAGGGCCCCATCCTCGACATTCTTGCCCATGGAGCCGACCAGGATCATGCTCTGGTCAAGGTTCTGGGCCGCTTCACCGAAGGTCACCTCTGCCCTGTATCCAGGGAGCCCCATGGTGGCGTAATCCATCAGACCACCATCCTGGTGCCTCTGGTCGAAGAAGTTAAGGATGGCCATGATGTCTCCAACCTGCGATCTGACATCGACAGCCCTCACCACCTGCTGGCCCTGCACCGTGCCATGGGTCTGGTAAACCTTGCCAGGGAAGATGTCGGTGTCGTCCTGATCCACCAGGGACTGGATGTCCATCTCCATCATGGGATTGACTGTCCAGTTCAGGTGGTCGGCATGGAGACTCATCAGGTTACACATTAAATACCAGAGACTCCTGATCCCCTGCACCACGCCCCGGCCATCGAACCTGAGCATGTGGGGGAGGGCACTGAATCCAACCCCAGGCCACCTGATGCTCGGGAAGAAATTAGCTCTTGGGGGGCTGATTACCTTGTCAGCCGCCACGGTGTAAGTGGCATCCTCCAGGAGGATCTCACCGTTTGGCGAGATTACCGTGCCCCAGTACTCAAGTGTCAAGACCCCATGATGAAACGGAGTCTTGGAAAAGAGCATGTTCTTCCTTCTGGCGATCTCCTCCGGGGTGGCGTTCGGATCTGGGCTGATATTGTACCCGCCACGATCCGGGACATTCTCATAGCGTCCCTGCTTCTCCAGGAATTTGAGATGGTGGAGCCCCATGTGTTCCTGGTGAACCCACCACTCCCCAGACCAAGGCTGTCGGCTGATAGCGTCCGGATCACGGTGGATCTTCGCTGGCTCTACCAGAGAAATCCTCAACCCCTTTCCTGGGATCCAATATGGAATCAGTTCTGAGGACTGGCCGATGGCCAGGGCCATGCCAACAGAGTCGGCAAAGCAAATCGGAAAGTTGGCGAAGTTGCGGCCAAGCTGCATCATCAGCAGTTCTTTCCAGAACTCTGCCCCCGAGGCATCCCTCTTATCCTCTACGGAGAGGAACTCCATCTCAAAGATCTTCCGGATGATGGCACTGCCAGACTGCACCAACTTGAACGGCTTCGGGTAGGTTACCCTGGTCTGCCATGGCTCCTTAAAGGCAAAGTTGTACGGCTCGTCCTCGTTGAACACCCGCCAGCACTCATCCTGCATGGTGCGGATATTCCTCATGGAATCAACCGAGGTTCTGACACACGCATTCAGGAAGTTGACAAAGTGCTGCTCATCCTCCTGGGCATACCGAAAAGCTGCCTCAGTCCTTTCTGCCTGTTCCTTCGGATCTACCTTGGCCTTTCTTGTCTTCGGCTTTTTGGCCATAGCTTATTCCTAATCGAAGGGCTTTATCTTGATGGAGTCGTCCACATTGATGGCCGGGATTCCACCCATCTTTCCCCTGATCTTGGCAGCCGTTTCGGGAAACTCCCCCCGAGCCTTGGCGGCAGTGTTGGAGGGGATCCCGCGGTACTCAGCAGCTGCTTGTGGAATCGCTCCACGCACCTCTGCAGCCATCCTCGGGATAGCCCCCCTTGCTTTGGCAGCCAGTTCCGGAACACGGCCCCGCAGTTCGGCAGCGGCAGTCTCGGCACCAGACTTTGCCACATCCCAGAAGTTATCGAGAATGGCCCTGGTATTACGGTCGAACAATGGCATGATGCCTCCTCGGCCTCGCTTAGAATGGCCTCTTTTTGATGGAGTCATCGACCTTGACTGTGGCTCCCATACCTCTGGCCACAGCCTGATTCCTCGCTGACTCCCCCCTGGCTCTGGCCTCTTCTTCCGGGCTCATGGCCTTTGGAGTGGTGGCGGCGGTCATAGCATCGGCAGCCCTCCGAAAAGGGTTGATGCTCTTATCAACCTCATCGATCTTCTTTTTCATGGTGTCAACGATTCCCGGCATGGCTACCCCCTATTAAGCCTTGAGCTTCTTGATCTTGCCTGAAATGGTACCACTGGTTCCCTTCATGGAAGGTTTCTTCTTGGCCTTTTCCGGAAGCCCCTTCTCGCTGGCACTCCCGATCTCTTTGGCAACTGATTGTGGAATGCGCTTGGCTGCCCTGGCGACAGCGGCACTGGGGGCCTTTATCTCGCCTTTCTGGGTAGCGTGAACCATTCCCATGAATCTACGCTGTTTTTTGGTCTCTGGCATCTGGCTTCTCCCAATTGATGAGATCATAGCCCCGGCGATACGCTTCGGTCACCACGAGCCCCCTGGCATCCCCAGTGGAATACGGCGGCTCAGAGCCATCGACCTCTTGATTGGTCAGCAAGTTTTTGAACCCATCTGTGGTCTGCACATTGCCGTCTGCATCTTTTCCTTCATGAAATTTTACAGGCTCCCACACCTTGTTTCCGTAAACACTACACTTCAGCCTATTGTCAGCATTTGATTCGGTCATCTCGCCCCCATCGTGGCATAATTCGCAGCCCGCTGCTTCAGCTTGGCATCCATCACCTTGTATCTGGAAAGGAGATCCTTCATGTAGCTCATCCTGGATGGCAGTAAGCGGCAGACAGCATCAGCCCAGGCATCGCAGAAGTGGCTGGCAGCGTCCTTGATGGGCAGAGCAGAGGCTCTTTCGCCCGAGTTATTTTTCTTGTAGTGCCATGCTCCTGACAACCCTCTGTCAAGAAGCTTGTTGTCTCCGGAGAGCAGGATGAGCGGCTGCCCCTCCCAGTCGTTGTGCGTCAAAATAAAAGAGATGTGCTGTTCTTTCTGGTTCCACTCTCTGGGCCCGCCCTCAAATCTGCAACCTGGGAAATACTCTTCGACCCTCTTGGCTGCCGTGCTCAGAGAGTTGCTCTGATCCATGTTGAGCATGGTGGCATCGCCGCCTATGCGCCAACCGTTGCACTTGCCATGCCAGCGGGGGCTTTCCAGCAGTGGAACCACTTTGGTTTGAAGGAGGGTGATGATATCTGATTGGGTAAGCCTGACGGTGTCGAGGAAAATTAAGCGGTTGTTCTGTGTGATCTGACCCAGGACTGCAGCAGGGTTAGACCACGAATCAAAGAATGCAAATCCTGTTAGGCCAGGGGCAGGTTCGAGGGGTATCGGCCTGTTAAAGCGATCCAGGATCATGTGCCTTCTCCTGTCGTATTGTGGGGTTACCGCTACCCCTCGGTAGACTGGAGCGAACCTGCCTTCTACATAACGAGCATATCCCGCCGCATCATCCTTATAGGCAAACATGGCGAATTGCCGTGCCGCCTCGCTGAGTTCCCTATTCTCTCCATATGGGATGTGGAAGACTTGTTTGACGACCAGAGGAAATTCCGGAACGATATCAGGATCTTCGATGAAGCGGCGGTATGTCCAGTGCGATTCATCTGCCGGATTCATGGTCACCTGGAGCCGAGGCTTTATCCCTCTCTGCCTTGCGCATCTCAGAAGGGCCGCATTATATACCTCCTCGGACAATCCCGCATTCTGTTTGTCAGCTATGGGGGCTGGCTCCTCCAGCCAGATCAAAGCATAGGCGGGCCCCTGTAATTTGCTGAGCGCGGCGGGATCATCGATCCCGAACAGATCCACCTGGACTGGTGGATCCGAGTCGATATACAGCTTCTTGTAATCGTCCTTCCACTTGATGGCACCGGGGTACTTCTCAAAGACCTCCATGATGGAGATTGCGGTGGAGTTCTTGATATTCTCGTGGGTATCACGAATAATGGCCGCCCTGATTGGACGGCCACATCGTTTAGCGTGGGCCACCATAGCCACGACGGCCCCATAGGTTTTTCCCTCACCTGCTGGGGAAACGAGTATTACGACTCCGGCTTCTGAGTTGACGAAACATCCTACGGTGTAGGATAAATTGAACTCAAGCCTCTCCCCCATGGTCATCCAGTAGCATAATCAAAACAACTTTTGCAACACCTTTTTTTCTCTTGACCGAGAGGGTCTTTTGTTATTTAAGGGTTAAAACCAAAAATAAAAGGTCTGATCCTGATGACAAAAAAAAATCAAATCCAGCGAGGAAAGGGGAAGCTGCACCACTCATTTGTCAGGAAGGCGAGAGACATGCAAGGGTCTCTCTACATCTGTCTGCCGAGAGCCTACTGTGAGCAGAACAACATCATATCAGGCAGCACCTTCGTGCTTGTGCCTGGAAGAGGGGGTGACATGAGACTCGTGCTGAGTGAGGAGGACTGATATGTGGTATGCCATCCTTGGTTTCTTCGCTTTCTTGTTCGGGTTCATATCAGCGTCGCTGTTTGCCGCCCGCCAGTGCGATGGAGAGGGGGATCAACTCCAGGAAGAAATCGCTAACCTTATGAGGATGAAGGATCGGCTGATAACTCAATATCTCAACCTCCAAGAGGATGTGGCCAGACTGCGGATCGAAAAAGCTGCCCTACACAAAGTTGAAGAATAGAAAGGAAGGTGCGTTGTGGCGATCACCGGGGATACCGCCCATGAGATCCTAAGCTCTGTGGAGTACTTCGACTGCGAGAAGATGCGGGTCAGGCTCTCTAAAACCGCTTGCGTAAAGAATCAAGAGGTAGGTAGGCACAGTTGCCAAGAGTGTGAAATGGG